TTTTGTCACGAGAAAACGGATAATCATTTTTAGGAAAAAAAGAATCAATTGTTATTGCTCTTAAACCTCTTTGACCAATTAATTTTATATCACCTTGATTAATTGTTGTGTACGTCTCATTATTTACTGGACTAGGAATTTTAAATTCTGAGGGAACAATAGGAAGTTGAATGACTTGTTCTCTATTATTTATACTTAAAAAGATGTCCATCATACAACCTCCTTCACATATTTGCTAACCTTTTCTTTAGTTCTGGAACAAGTTCACTTACAATTTCATTCACTGATTTGTCTTTCGCATTTATATTGATATTAAAGACATTATTAGATCCTTCATTCCTAGCCATTTCAACACTTTTATCATGCGGATAGATACGTGTCCCACTTGGTAAGTCCACAATTTCTCCACCACGTTCATGTATATAAGTAGGTCCACCAGAATAATAAGATGATCCTAAAGCATTTTTTGCAGGCTTTTCTTGTCCCCAATCTACTTTACCTACTGTTTTAAGTTCGATTCCTGGTATCTTATTAATTAATTCTATAACTCCATTAATCTTCTCAATCATAAAATTCACACTATCTGCTGCTGCTGATTTAATTGAATCCCAAGCGCTAGAAAAAGCATCCTGAATACCTGCACCGACCTCTTTTGCTGTGTCCCATAAATGCCCGGCTTTTTCTTTTACGGTGTCCCAGTTTTGCCATAAAGCAATTCCAGCTGTAACGACTGCACCAATAGCAAGTGCAACCCAACCAAGTGGGGATAATGTCAATGTCCCATTTAATAAACCTGTAGCAATTTGAACTCCATTTGTTACGGCTTTCCAGGTATTCATAACGGCTGTTGCAGCTGCAACGGATACTTTAAAAATCCCTATTGTACCTGCAACACCCAAAACAACAGGACCTATTGTGGACCAATTTCCAGAAACAAAATTATAAACACCAACAACCCCATCTTTAACATCAACTAAATAACCTTTGATAGTATCTAACGTCGAGGAAATTTGTGGCCAATAACTTTTAACATTATTTGCAAAGCTAACGGCTCCTGTCATCATCTTCCCGAATATAGGAACTATACCTTCAGCTTTAGTTGCAAGGGTGTCTAAAAGTTCTGATCCTCCTGAATCCTGAAACGCTTCTGATATGCCTGTTTTGACGTTTCGCCACATACTAGTCATTCTTGCTCCAAAACCTTTATGCATGGTTTCTTCTGCCTTTTTAGTGGCTCCTTCAAAATCTCCTAAAGCATCTTTTCCATCACTCATTGATAGAACTACTTTACTTCTTAGGTCTTCCCATTGTGTTCCAAACAAAGCTACACCAGCAGCATTTCTTTTAACTGGATCTTTCATTGCAGCAAGACCAGCCACGGTTGCATTGAATGCACCTTTTGCAGTATCTCCACCAGCTGCAAACTTATCAGCCATTTCATCAGCTTTTAATCCAATTAGTTTGAAACCTTCTGCTGTTGAATCTGATCCATCTATTGCCCTTATTCCTAACTCTTTAATGGCATCTCCAACTTTATCAAGGTTGAAGGCTCCTGCATCTGCACCTTTAATGAGCATGTTTGTAAATTCTTCAGCATTCATGCCCATGTCTGCAAAATATCCTGAATACTCGTTAAAGGTATCTAAAAGATCCCCTGCATAGTCACCTGTCTTTTGAAATGCAGTTGTCATTAAATCCATTGCGGTATTTTCAGACAGTCCTTTAAAGTTAGCAGTCATTGTTTTGACGGATTTTCCAACCTCGTTCACTCCTGCGCCCCATAAATCACTGATTGTACTCGCACCCATAGCAAGATCTTTTAATTCCTTATCATTCAAGCCTTTAAACATTGCTTTTAAGGTACCTATTTCATTGGTTACTTCGTCTATACTTTCACCAAAACCTGCCTTAAATACATCTTTCGCAATTCCTTCTAACCCTTTTAATTCGGCTTCAACGGTACCGGTTTTTGCTGATAAGCGATCAAATGCTGTTTCAGTTTCTATAATTGCTGAACCAACTGCCCCTATTGATGCTATACCTGCCCAGGCACTAACCACACCAGTTACACCCTTAGCAACTGAAGAAAAGCTTGAAACGGCAGTTGCTCCAAACTGTTTAATTTGATTGCCTGTATACTTTACCTTTTGTTCTAAGTCTTTTACTCCACCAGTAGCCTTTTTAACACCAGAAGCAAAGTTCTTGTCTTTAAGTGTCAGAACACCAGAAATGACTCTTTTTCCTGCCAAATGTTCTCACCACCTCAATAAAAAAAGAAAAAGCCTATTTGGTTCCCCATTTGGCTTTTTCTTCGTCAAAATATAAATCCATGCTTGCTTTCATAAATTCTTTTTCATCAAAAGGTAGATTTAATAGATCACTTAATTTACGCCCTTTATGAATAAAGTGATGAAGAAAGTAAAAATCATCATCACTTTTAATTAGTTTTTTAAGTCTTTTACCCTTTTTGCGCTACTAATGTACCCTGATAATTCCAATCCTGCTTGAGAAATACTAGCAATTTCACCTGGATCAAAGATTTTTTCTACAATATCAGTTGGTTCAACACACCCATATGCTTTTTGTAATTCAGGATCTTTCAAATCAGGTTCAACAACAATATTATATGCCATGTAAACATCTGCTTGATCTGCTTGATCTTTATCCCTGGACATTGATATGGTATCAAGACACAATGAACGTTCTGGTTTACGAATAGTAATACTTGCATCTAAACGTTGAATATATAACTCTTCTGTTACATCCTTCTTAACTTGGTATTTCTCTTTTTCCTTAATTAAATCAGTTAGTGTTAATTTTTTGATCTCAGTCATTTTTCTTTTCTCTCCTTTAAGCACTTATTAAATCAATTGGATCATAGTCTGCAAAGTTAAACGGTAATTCTTCTGTTCCAAGGGTTTTTTGTTCAAATTGCATTAACATAAATTCGTTAAAAGTTACCTCATTTATTGCTACACGTTCAGCACCAAATGCATCTGGATCAGCAAGTTTTCCAACTAGATTTATTTCAGGCAATTGACCTTTCTTTACACCATCAGCTAATAAAGAGGCTCCACGACTATAGACTTTTTTGACTGTCAAAGTTCCTTCACCAGTCCATCCAGTCATTTTCTTATGAGTAGCTAAATCTTCAGCCATATTTACATCTTCATAATCAATTGTCACTTTAGCTTCAAAGCTTTCAACATCTAACCATTTTTCGTTATTTACCCAAACGGAACCAAATGTTCCATTAATTTGTCTGGTAGATTTTACTTTCTCCATTCTTCAAACCTCCTTATATAGCAATATCAAAGTCTAAGTCTTCCATTGTATCTACAATCTTAATATTTGCCGCAGCAAAAACATTTTTCTTAAATGATCTTTCTTTTACCATCTGATCGTCCCAACTACTTGTATCGGTTCCGATACCTTCCCAAGCAAGCCTTTGGGCATTTACATTTATATCTGCTTTATTTGCAAAGTTAGGATCAAGAAGTTCATTCCCTGAGAGGTCTGTGAAGTATGCATTTATAGAACGGAAGAAAAGGACTTGATTGTCATAAATGTTATTTACTTTACCAACATAATGATCATTGTATGTTGTACGAATATCATCCTTAATCAAATCCATTACTTCAACCACACGAATTGATTTAAAATCCTCTGTTTTTGATGTGGTTGTAGTTGTTAAACTATTAACACCGCGACCAATCTTTATTTTTTCACCATCATTAATAAGGATTAGTTCTCCGTTGTCTACTGCTGCATCTGGATCATCAATTTCTGTAATACTGTCTATTTCGTTCAACTCATAATAAGTTGAAGAACGTGTGAACGGCAAACCTGCTAATATTCCCGCAATACGTGCAGTGTATTCAGCTGTTTTGTACTCTTTTTCTCCAACCTTAATTCCTGAAGTAGTAAAGTTAATAACTCCTTCATGATCAGCTTTTTCATTTGGAAGGACAGCTTTAAAAGTTTTTTTATTATTTTCACGTTTTGTTTTAATCCATGTTGAAATTAGGCTAGTATCTTTTCCATCAATTTGAGGAATTGCAAGGTAATTAAATCGTTTATTATTCAGACGTTTTAAAGCTTCGTTGTAATCTGTTACGTCTGAAGCTAAACGTTCACAAATAACTTTACTCGGTGTACCTTTAAAGGTTTTTTGAATGTAGTCTAAAACTTCCGGTGTCCAATCAGATGCTTCAATTTCTTCAATACCTTTGTAAATTTTCGTATCAAAGTTACCTACATCATCTTTTAAAATTAGTGCAACAATACCTAATTGACTTCGTTGTACTGCAGTTACTGCTTTACCTTTAAATTCAATATTAATTTCAGGTAAACCCACGTTTATCACTCCTTTTCAAACTCTAATTCTTCCATTTTTTCAACTGGATGCTTTTCATAAAATTCTTTGTCTGTGATTTCATCTGGTAAGTTCTCTAAACCATCAAATTCACGACCATCATAGAAATTAATATCAAAAGAAAATTCCAGCACACCATCCGTTATTTCGCTATTGGTTTCATCTATGTTAAACAAACGATCTTGCACTTTTAACTTTAATTCAAAAATTCCTTCAAGTTGTTCCTGGACGTCCATTAACTCAATAGAATAATCATTTTCATCAGTAGGAAAATAATTTATTCGAACTGTTAAATCTTTATAAATCTGATTAACATCACTTGAACGTCCGTTTGTATCTAACTGCACAAAAAAAGAAGGTCGTTCAAAACCTTCTTTCACATCATTGCTATTGATTGCAATATTATTAAATTCACTTTTAATCTTTGAATTAATAGCTTTTTTAATATCTTTATAACTAATCATCATAAACCACCACTGTCTAACATATCATCCAACCAGTCAATTAACATATCTTCAAACTTACCGCTATTATCGAATTTTTTCATACCCTTTTCCATTACATGTTTACCAGGAACAAAGCCTATTTCTTTTCCATCCTTAGTAACTTGTCTATGACCATTTTCAATCAAATGAGCATGAGGGGATGAATTAATAATACGAACAACAATCTGATTTTCCCGATCTCTAAACACTTTTCCTCGTTTAAAGCGTTTATGATAAGCACCAGTATCTTTTTTAACTGAACTTCTTGCAAGCCTTGATACATCTGTTCTTGCCTTACTGCCAATTTTCCTCATAATCTTATAGGATTCTTTTGGTAACTTTTTTTGTGCAACCTCCAATAAATCCTTTTGGAAATCCGTTAATCCTTCCATCTTAAAATCCATCAGTTCATCAACTCCTGACAGAAAATTTCTAGTGTTTCATTTTTGAAATAAGGATTAAGAATGTACTTAATTTCAAAACGATGACCACGAAAGAGTATTTGCATGTCTTTTGTTACGTCCTTACCTGATAAATAACGGACAATTATTTTATGGGTGACATTTGTTAGGATCGTATCAGCCTGTTGTTTTTGCAAACTACCTGTTTGAGGAATAATTTCAGCATAAATAGATTTTATTTTTTCAAATTTATATGTTGTTTCATCAAGTTCATTTAAAACTTTTTTATTTTCATAGATGTCAATAAGATGCTTGTATTTATTGGTTTGTCTCTTCGGCATCGCTATAAACCTCCTGGACAAAGAAAGGTGTCATGGCATCCAAAGCATCTCCTAATTCCTTTTCAGAAACACGATATTCATAATAAATGCTGGCTACCATAATTACTAAATAATCGGTCTGTTTGCCTGTCGCATTTTCCACGTATTTTCTAGCCTGTTCAATATAAAAAGAGAGCATGGAATCATCCATGTCCTCTTCACAATGAATATGACTTTTTAACTTAGGAATTAATTGGTCCATATTAAGCACCAGGCTTTGTTGCTCCGACTTCATAACGATAAACCGCTGGTTCAAATGGAGAATAAACTAATTGACCATCAAGCAAGTTGTAAATTTGGAAACCAACTTTGTTTGTTCCAGAATATTTTTCAATTAATTTCTGTAATTCCATACCACCAATTACATCTTGAATGTGGAATGCTTTAAAATCACCAAAATAGAAAACTGGTTTAGTTGGATCTGATCCATCGGCTGCATCTGTAAAGTCCACTTTATGACCAAGTAATTTATACCCTACACCTTCAGATACTTCATGTAATAAAGGCTTTCCAGTAGTATCAGTCATTCCTTCTAATACTGTTAATGCAGCACGGTTGATAATCCACATTGATTTTTTAAGCACTTCTGTAACTGGTTGTCCTTTAAGTTTAACTAGTTGTTGATATAACTTTTGAGAATATCCTGCTGCGTTAATATCAACTGTTTCAGATTCATAATATTGAACTGATTTTTTAGCAAGTGCGCCTGGGTTTTCGTTCCCAGGATCATCACCATTAAACATATAATTAGTTTCTTTACGAACATAAGCTTTTTTCAACTCTTCAATAACAATGTCTTCCACATTCACACCAGACATTTTAATTAATTTCTTTGTAACTGTTGCTAATGCATCAAATTCAGCTGGATCAAGTAGAATTTCATCAAATTCAATTGCTGTTTCAGGAATTTCATCACCATTTCCACGTTCTTTCTTGCGAACATTGGCATCAGCTTTCTTAACTAATACTGGATATTTAACATCACCTTTTGTACTATGGGTAGAACCGTATTTCCGTAATAAATTTTCTTCTTGTGCATATGTGATAATCTCTGAAGCAATGACTTCTGGAATAGTAACTGAACCATTACCAGCTTCAATTCCTAGTGAACGTGCTTCAGCTTCAGAAATATTTCCGACTACAAAGTTAGCAAATGCAGAACGAATTTCTTTTTCTTTTGTTTTAGTAGACTTATGTCCACGTGTAGAAAGACCTTTGCCAATTTGCTTCATAATTCCATCACGTTGTTCCGGTGTTATACTTGAACGGTTCTCAGGTTCAACTGGTGGATCTTGTGGATCTTCTGGGTCATCATCACGATTTTCTGGATCTCCTTCTGGATTTTCTGGATTAGCTGGTGGATCTTCTGGATCATCACCAAGTTCAGCAAGTGCATCTGCAATAGCTTGCGCTTCCTCTGCAAGTTCAGATACTTCCTCTTGAACTGCTTCTAAATCTTCTTCACGTACTTCATTCTTTTCTAATTTTGTACGCAATTCAGTAAGTCTTGCTTTATTTCTCTTTTGTAATGCTAGTAACATTTTTTTATTCATTTCCCATAACTCCTTTTATTTGGTTTAATATTTTAATTCGTTTTTCAACTGATCTATCAATCTCTTTACTTCTGACAAGTGCTGCTTCAGTATCATCATAAGCAGGAATCGACACCACCGAAATTTCAAAAAGATCAGCTTCAATCACTGTCCTTAATGCAGGTTCAACCGAGTAGTTCCAATCTTCTTCAGTTGCAATAAATCCAAATGAACATTGATCAATATCTTTTCGTTCCATACTTTCAACTAAATCACGTGCTGCTGTAGTATTGGGTAACTCCACTTCAAACTTTAAACCACGTTCATCTTCCATCAATCGAAGAGTTCCGCTTTTTGTACGTCCCAGGACTTTATCCCAGTTATGATTGAACAATGCTCTGACGTCATTTTCAGCAAGCGAACGTGCAAATGCACCTGGTGCGATTACTTCCTCAAAATAATCACCGATAGAAGTTTTAGAATTAAATACAGATGCATATCCGCTAATCATTGGAGGTTGTTCATTTGTTCCATCTCTCTTTGATAGACTGGTGATGTTAAACGTCCTCATTTCCCTTTTCTTTGTCATTATCATCACCCCCCTTCAAAGAATCATCAGTTGCCTTTTTCTCACCGATTTTTGAAAGATCATTAGAAATATAGATTGCTTGTGTTTCTGGTGTATTTTGTTTAGGAAATCCAAGCATGTCTGCAACATTATCTGGTGACGTAATTCCTGTTCTGACAATGTTGTAACCGATATTTGTTTTCGTGCTATACGTAACAAAATCAAGAACATTTATCTTAAATTTGATACGTTTCCCTGAATTTTTACCAAAAAAAAGAAGACTCAAATGGTCTTCAAAATTTTTCATTATCGGTTTAACTGCTTTGTTATGTAAATACATCATTGCTTTTTCTAAATCCGATTTAGTTAACGCTAAATATGTATCTACATTTATTCCTAAGAATTTACCTAGATCCTTTTTATAAACATTTAAATAGGCAAGGATCTTTTCATCTTCTATTGCACTTTTCATCGTATCAATAGAATATCCTTTGCCTAATGGAATCATTTTTACTGATCGTGATTCATCAATCGCTTCTAATTGATCCAATACCGCATTTATTAATTTTGACTGGGCAGCATTTTGAGGGTTTATATGAGCGTCCAGTTTGAGCAGATAAGCGAGTAAACCACCTTTAGAGTATTTGTCTGTCAAAACCTTTTCGGCGCTCATAACGCCTTCTAGGGTGCTTTTACCGAGTTCTAAAATCCCAACCCCTTTTAAGTGATTTGTACCAATATTTTTAATGTGCCTAATCATGAAAGAAGGAATTTCTATTCCACCTATTTTGTAATGCTCTATTAGTCTATCGTCAAGTTCCGTATAAACATTTGTTGCTAGATGTAGTTGATTGGAATCCAATACTGGATATACCTCACCTTGCAATAAAAAAGTATTTGTCATTAGCTTTATATACTCTGACTGTGTAAGATAATTATTCGGATTGGATATTATCCTTATTGCAGGATCATTTTTTATTTCATTTCCACTTTCATCTTCCACAACTATTTCAGCTAACATCATTTGATTGCTAATATCCTGCAACAATTCATATACATCACTTGATTCAAGAATGTTTTCATCATTAACATAACGTCCGCCATAACGGATTGATCTTTTATAATCATCTAACCATCCACGCTTTTCAGCTTGTCTATAAAGAAAATTTGAAAACCTATCTCTTAATCCCAATTTCTCACCGCCTTTCTATCTATAAATTTCATTGATTAAATCATCCATACCTGCTTCACTTAAATCATCCATTAACATCATTGTTTCTTTATGACCAACTAAAAAAGCGACAAATCCATCAATTTTCTTTTTGGACTGGCGCTTGCTTGGTGCTTTCATTCCATTCAAATTTGTTACAACAACCAGGTTCAAAGCACAATAAACAAATAAAGGATTATCAGTGAAAAGTTTTCCTTCATAGATTATTCGTTCAGCATCATCAATCATTGCATTCATTACACTAGGATATTGATTAACAGCCAAACATTCTATTCCAAGATTCTCACATTTCTCAATCAACTTTTGAGACATTGCAGGATCATAATTAATTTGTTGAATATCATATAAATCCATGCATTCCTTGATATATTCAAGAACCTGTTCTTGATCTATCATCTTTCCATCACAAAATTGAACAAAACCTTGTTCAACTAATTCTGAATATGGAACATTATCTTCCTTTTCTCTATGCTCAATATCAGCACTTGGAATAAAATACATTTGTTTTACTTTTAAAATTGACTTTCCTTCATCATCGAAGGTTGGGAAATTTAAACTTACACATGTTAAATCTGTAGTTTTTGATAAGTCTAACCCAATAACACACGGCTCACCAGTTAAATCACCAAGATCTGTAACAAGTACATGTTCCACCTGGTCTTGTTCAAAGAAATTATCTGCACCATTCACAAATACATTCAAATGTTTAGATAAAAACTCCGCTTTTTTATGTGCAGAACGTGCCGCTGTAATAAATTCTGTTTCCAATGCACTCATGGTTACAGATACACCTATGTTTGGGTTAACCATTGCCCAAACTTTTCTATCAGTCCAATCATAGCCTTTATTCGGCTCATAGATCATAACAAAACTAGCATCGTTATCATCATTTTTCAATACTTCTTTTGCTTCACGATAAACACGCATTCCAACGGATGAAGAACCTTTACCGGCTGTACTGATATTAAACATAATTGGTTCATCACGTGCGACCTGTGCTGACTTAAAGTTATCATATTGATCCATATTTTCTTGTTTGTGAAGTTCATCATTCAAAACAAAATGAGGGTTTGACCCCTCAATTGAATCAATATTTTTACTCATAACAATAAACTGGTTCGAATATGCTAAATCATTATGAATGTAGTCATAAGTTATAGAAGAAATAGATCCTTTTGGGCCTTTATAGATATGAGATGCATTCAGAAGTGCATCATGGTTCATAACTGTTGCTGCAAATGGTTTAGCTGCATATTGCGCCTGGTTGAAGTCACTAGCACAACAATAACAATCAGCACTTAAAACACCCTCGCCATACATGGAATAACCCAAGGCACCAACCGCTAATAAAGTTTTACCATTCTTTTTAGGAATTTGGATATAACATTCACGTGTTACACGGACAACTTTTCCTTTTTCGTTTTTATGAACCCATCCATATATCCATGAGTACGCAAACTTTTCCCATTCTTCTAATATGAATGGTTGTCCAGCTAAATCACCTTTTGTATGACGGACAAAAGTTTCAACCCAATCCATCATTTCATTTGCACGGTCGACATCGAACCAAATATCTTTTCGCCTTTTCCATTTATAATATCTATCTACCATCTTTTTAATAGTATCTGGATATTTTTTAGGATTTTTTCTAACCTTTTTCGCAAATATATCAGCGTAATTTACACCACGTTCAATCATGTTGCATTCCGCCATTTATTCCTATGTGCAGCTAGTTCATCCACTTTTGGTTGTTCAGGCTTCTTTAATTCTTCATCTTTTCTAACAGAAGATCCACCAGTCACAATCTTTCCTGGCTTTGATTTATTTGTTAATCCTAATAAATCCAATGCTTTTGTTTTCTTATCTGCCCATGTTTCAACCTGTTGTGCTAATGGATGCTTTGAATTATTTGTTGCACCTGCTTTATTGGTATGACGTTGTGTTGCTGGGAATCCTTTTTCTTTCCATTGGATATACATTGTCATATAGATTTCATATATATCAAGATAAGATTCAATTAATGGATCTAAAGTAAGGGTGTAAAGATCTGCATCCCTCATAATCTTTAAAATACGTTGTTTTTCAATTTCTGTTTTTTCGGCAACGATTTTTTGTCTTTCCTTTTTGGTAGACAAATTTCACACCCCCCTTTATTTTTTAAAAATCTTGTCTAACGAAAGAAATTAGGCAGGCAACCGGTCTTCAGGCACCCCAAAAATTTTTATTTTTGATAGGGGGGCTTTATAAAAAATAATTTGCGAAAACTTTTTCTTTTTCACCAAGATTCTCTTCAATGCTATGACACACTGGACATAGTAGCTTCAAATTGTTTGGATCTAGCTTCAAAGCTGGGTTCTCTTTCACTGTCACCTTATGATGGACTTGCGCCTGCTTTCCAAAGACAAACTTTCCACACCGTTGACAATAACCTTTGTCACGTTCATAAATGTATTGGCGCATTCTCTTCCATGCTGCACTATTATAGAATTGCTTATTCGAATTATGATAGATACTCTTTTTAGGCTTTGCCCTGGATGATCTCCCATGTTCTTCACAATAGGAACCACGTTCTATTTTGTTATTGCATCCGTTGAAGTTACAGTATTTCATTTGCTGTTAAGTCTTCCTCAATAAATTCAATTAAATCATCTTTCTTTTTTATATTAGATGGGATTTCTATATTCTTTTCTTCAGCATATCTTTTTAATTCAGTAATGGTCATTTCGATTAGTTCCATATCTTCTAATGACTTCTTACTAACTTCACCTGGTTCACCTATCATTGATTCAGGATTTTCAGTTACTTCAAAATCTGGTTTATCTCCTTTAGGAACAAACAAGGTTCTCTTCTTTTCATTATCCCAATACTCTGTACCATGTGCGGTTTCACGTGTTTTAACAAACATTTACCATCCACCTCCATCTGTTATTTTGTAAATAAGAATTCCTAAAAATTTGTATTTAGTAACTACATGTCTTCCTACTCTTTCCGTATGCTTGGTAAACATATTATTCCTCCTTATACATTGGACGAAAATCGTTTCTTATTCTTTCTAACCTATCAACATAAGAAGACTTCACATCATCAGTTATTCTTTTATCAGTAAGTACGTCTTGAACTAAATTTAATAAGTTCCTGAATAATTCTGTATCTCTCACACTTACATCAATAGATAAGTTCTTTTTACTCAATTCCTTCTCACCTCTTTCTTCTACTTGTTCTTATATAAAAAGCACCCTATTGGATGCTAGATTAAAATAAAGAAATCATTTGCTACTATATTTCTTTAATATTTTCTTTAATATTTTCTTTAGGGTTTTTGTATATAATGAAGGAAAAATTTTTACTGTACTCTAATTAGCGGACAGAAGTGTACTCTAATTAGCGGACAGTGTTGTACTCTAATTAGCGGACAGTGAAGGTGTACTCTAATTAGCGGACAAACAAATGTTTCTATTATTGTTTTCAAAAGAGAAGTGCCACTCAATGAGTAGCACACCAACGAGAAAACTTGTATATAATAAAACGATGTTTCCGCATCGTTCTATCTGAATTTAAGCTATTCCTTACTGCGGTGAATAGCAAACCGTCCCGATCCATTCCTTAGTAGCTGGGATCACTGCACCAGGAAGATGGTAAAGTTACAACGTGGTCATGGCAACTCAGATTGTAACCAGGAATGAAGTAAAAGAAAAAGGAACCAGCATTTGCCGGCTCCTTTGATATATTTTCTATGATATAAATATAACATGTAAAAAACCAAATGCTCATTCTTAAATCGTTGTAAAAGCAATGTGATTTCTTTTCAAAAACTTTTTTAATCTTTTTTCAAATAAACCTCAACTCTTAGCGCAAAAGCCATATTGTAAAAAATCCTTGGTTTAAATTTCTTATGATAATACGATTCACTCATACCAAGTTCATTGTACACTTCATAATCAAATAATTCTTCGTCACCTAAGTATTTAAGGACAAATGCTTGTCTTTCTTTACGTGGTAATCTATTTACTGCTTTTCGAAAGTATTCTATATAGGCTTCTTTCTTTCGTTGCTCGTCAATACGTTCGATAGCAATATCTTCTGTTGATGAATGAAATGCATTAGTGTTTGAAGGAGGAACAAGTGAAAATGTAGATGTTACTTTAGGAAGTCTTTCTTCTGGAACACTAAAACAATATAACCGATATTTCGCTATTTCTTTTTCAACATTTGCTTGTGTAGCTTCTCTATCTATTTCTGGAAGCATAAATGATAATTGTTTCCCCATTAGCGACCCCTCCCATGTATAATAAAAATGATATAGGTTAAAGCCAGGAGGGATCCTGGCATTTTTTACTGTTCTTCATCAAATAATTTATCATCATCATCAAGTAAATCATCGTTATTCGTATTACTTGAATTATCCACATTATTAACAGTTTTATCCTCTGTTTCCACATCGTCTATTGACATTTGACCATCTGGAACACTAACATTTCCTGATTCATCTACATTATACTCAATACCCTCATGAGGTTCTTCATTATAAAATTCATCAATACTCATTTGTGATTCAACAATAATTAGGGTTACATCTGATCCGGCTTTCCTATAGAAATTAAATGATTGATCTGCCGATGTATCACCTTTTACAATAAAATCTAATACAGTTTTCTTGCTATCTTTAGTAGTTTTATTAAATTCGCAAGTTAATTTTTGATCTACACCTTCAATTTCAAGTTCTACTACCTCACGGGTTAATTGATTGAGTTCTTGTTTCTTTTCGTCCTCACCTTTTACATAGAACTGAATAAGTTCTTTTTTACTATCCTTTGTTTGTTTATTAAAATGCGCTTTTACTGTTACTTGCATGATTCAATCTCTCCCTTTTATTTATAAATATTAATAAGCAACCTACACCGTAACCATGTTCCTTAATCTCGCTCGCTCTTTTCCACCCTCTATCTTCGTGTGCTTTTATAACTTTTTCTAAATTCCTTTCCGTCATTGCAAAGGCAATCTTTTTGAGTGGTTTCATTTTGCTACCACCTTTTTAGGTAGTTCTAGAATTGAATCAATAACCTCATTCTGGTAAGGAGGTCTTCCATAACCAAAAGCCTTCGTTCCATTTAAATCCAAGAACAATTCGCGCGCAATTCGTGCCATTATATAAGCATCAACAATATTGTCGCTTGTATGAGTGAAACCATAATGTTCAATAACTGCATCTTTGACTGCTTCTTTTTTCTCTTTATCTTTTAACCTACGTTTGTTACCTGGTTCCCCTGTCCATCCAGTAACAGCAACGAATTTTTTTACTGCATTAGGAGCAACTTCATAATAAGGCAACTTGCGTTTATACAATTCATTTCTAATTCCGTGATGTAATCCACCAGCAAACATTGCACGTTGTGTACTATATGGAAATCCTTCGATAACTATAAAATCATCTGGATATACGTGAGAAATAATTTCATAAATTAAAGTGGTCATTCTTTTAGGATCTACACTGCCTATCCCTGTTAATTCTTTTGCTTTGATAACATTCCCTCGCTCGTCTAATGCTACAAAGCCAGTTTTAGTTGATGGATCTATACCTATGAATCTCATAACTCTACCCCTTTTTATTTATTTTTATCTCTTGGTAATTCTTCAAACTGCTGCTTCCATCCACGGAACAACAATCTAAATTCATTTATTCCGGTGTCTCTTCCTTTTGCAATTAGCTGCTGAACCACTTTACCTTGTTGGTGTGTATCACTAGGGTCATGCCATAAAAACTCAACTACGTCAGCATCTTGTTCGATAGAACTAGATTCTTTTAAGTGTGCTAAGGTAGGTTTTTTAAAATTTTCACTATCCCTTGTCATTTGAGAAAGCATCATAAAACAGCAATTCATTTCACGTGCTATTTGCTTTGCTGTAGATGTAACATTCCCTATTGCTGTTGCTCTTGTTTCTCCTTTTTTAACAGGGATTTTCATTATTTGAAGGTAATCTACTGCAATCATTCCTATACGTCCATACTTCCTTTTAAAACGCTTTGCTGTTGCTCTAACTTCTTCGATAGTTACACCTGAAGAATCTTGAATAAATATAGGTAGTTCTTCAAGTTCGTTGTAAGCATCCTCAACACGTGCTAATTCTTTTGTGCTTAAATTTTTATTTTTAATCCGACCATATGGTAAGCCAGTTACGTTTGAAATCATCCGATCATAAAGTTGATTCCTTCCCATTTCTTGCGACCAAATAAGGACTGGTCCTCTGTTTGCCTTTGCTACACCCAATACCCTTTGTAATAACTTGGCTGTTTTACCTACTGACGGTCTACCAGCTGATACAAATAACCAACCTTCCCATAAACCGTGCGCCCATTCGTCAAATTGTTTGAAACCTGTTGGAATATATTCGGCTCTAGTTCGCAAATGCTTAAAATAATCTTGTCGTGCATCTTCAAAGCTTTTCATTTTTCCATTTTCTTGTGGTCTTAGTTCAGCCACCTTACTTTCAATTGCAGAAAAGTATTCTTCATCAGATTCAAAATCTTCCCTAGATAGTTGCATGATTTGATAACCAACCAATTCCCCTCTTCTTCGTAGAGCCTTTGACCGAACAATTTCAGCATAGTAAGTAATATTGGCAGTAGAAGGACAAGATTCTGCAAGACTAGTAAGATATGAAATACTTAATTGATCCAACTTATTATGTTGAACATACATTTCTGCTACTGTGGCAATATCAACTGGCTTGTTTTTTTCTTCAAGCCAGCGCATCACCCTATAAATTTGTTGATGTTTTTCATTAATAAAATCTCTATCTTCCAGGAAGACTATTTCATCCAGTACATTGGAATCCAAGAATATCCCACCAAGAACGGCTTGTTCTGCCTGATCTACTTGAATATCATGTTCGCCAATTAAATGCATCTGGATCACCACCATCTTCTACCCATTTTTGAAACTCAATTTCCTTATCCCTTGGATCTGGTTGTTGATTCATAAATGGTGTTTTAGGTTGCTTTTGAGCCTTCATTTTTATAGCAAGTTCGGTGAATTTATCTCTTAATTTTTTAGCTGATAAAATGTTAGTCTTCCAGAATGAATCTTGTGTCACCCAATCCATAACTTCCTTTGCTAAATATTTATCAACACTGTCTAATTCAATTAACTTTCTAAATTCATCAGCATATTTTTGAAGATTTGCTTTTTTAATTAAATGACTCACCCCTGCTTCTTCTGCAACGGCAGTAATTTTTTCGTGAAAATAAACAGCCATCTTGTAATAGGTATTATCTTCATCATATTTTTTAGGTTTAGTTGATTTCCTTTTAGGTTCTTCCTGCGGAACTTCTTCTTTTGGTTTATCCCACTCGTTATAATCCTTATTAAATCCCATTAGCCTTGCCCCCTTAGAACCTATCCCAATGACAACAACAATATTTCTTTCAATCAATGCTGTTAACTCTCTATCAACTTGTGATCTATTTGCATTGAGAATCCTAGCTAAAAAGTTAAGTGACATTTCATGATGTTTTCTGCTGAATCCGTATGTATAACGCCAAATAGCAATTAATAGCCGAAATTGTGTGCCATTGAGATTAGTTTTTATTATTTGTTCAAGGATTTCATTGGCAATCCGTGTATGTCCGTTTTTCAATTTTGGATTTGCCATATTCAATCATCCATTCACATTTTAGTTTCGTGGTTTTAAACCACCTCAATTTCAAAGTCTTTATCTTTCCTTAAACCCTTTTTCATAAGCGCCCTCATTACTGTCATTTCTGCTAGTGTAGACATGTTGTTTTTACTGGATAAGTGTGTTAGGTATATTTTCTCCTTTCGCCCTTGTATGAGCGTTGTCAGCGCTTCTGCGGTCTGTTGGTTTGATAAGTGTCCTATATGAGAAAGAATCCTTGTTTTTACGCTTGTAGGATAGTCAGATGCTTGAACCATTTTCGGTTCATGATTTGCTTCAATAATGTAAATGTCTGAATCCCTCATAGCTGCAAGAATTTCAGTATCTACTTGTCCGGTATCTAAACAAATTGATACCTTTTTACCTTCTTCTGTTTGAACTGTATACCCAAGTGGTTCATATGCATCATGATGGGTTCTAAAAGCACCCACTAGAAAACCATTAATGTCCATAAACTTCCCTGGTCTTTTAATTCCTTGTAAATCCTCGTCAACACCGTTTATTGACTTCCATTCCTGCACTGCTGCATAAACAGGGATCTTATATTTATTAGCAAGGGGTAAACCCTTAATGTGATCACTATGAGCGTGTGTTATAAAAATAGCTGCAATGTGGTTAGGTCTTATTCCAACTTCAAGCAATTTCTTTTCAATTTTTGTTTTAGCAATTCCAACATCTACTAGAATGGTAGTTTCATTGGATCGAATAGCAATGCAATTGCCACCCGATCCACTTGCTAAAATATCAACTCTCATATTAATCACCTAGTCCAGTACATCAGCATCAGAAGCTTGCACTTCATTCATATCAATATGCATGTCCATAATGTCGAGTAATCCAATTAATTCTTGAAGTGTTGGATTATCTCCAATTTGTGGAGTATGTTCTTTAATGTAATCTTGCATGCCTTTTTTAGTAGTGATTCCAAGACGTTTGAACTTAGCTTTCATATCCTTTTTAGCTTGTACTAATTGTGGATCTTCTTCATTTATTTCTTGGTTTGTCGGAGCATCTAATATCTCTTGATTTGGTGTAATGTCTTTTCTAGGTTGTTGTTGATATTCCGGTATGCCATCCGATCCAGGACTTTCAACAACTTCTTCGTCATCAAAATTCAAATTGAATGCTGCCTTTAATGCCCTTCTGACCATGTGCTTTTTAAACATGTCATTAAAATAATTGGTCCACATAGTTTTCTGCATACCGATATTAGATCGTTTAAAATGTTCAACCTCTTCCACTTCCATAACAACTGCAAAAGGCTTAAACCCTTCTTTATAGGCAATTGCATAACCACCAATTACTTTTCCACGAGGGAACCCCCAAGAATGTTCATCGATTACGATAAAGTAACGACCATCTTCATCCTTTTCTTGGTGCATTTTAAAGCCATCATTTTCATGAACTAGCTGAACATCATATCCTAAATATCCGTCTGTTTCCTTTGCTTTGCGTACATAAAAATCGATACCAAATTGAACAGTTAGTTGACCACTTCTTACAGCTGGATAAATTTCATTAAGGATTGGATTTGCACCTGAATTTTTAGCAATGGACATGAACAATTTAAATTGAGATTCGTTGCAATCCTTTCCGATCGTTTCGCGAACTGTAACAATATCTTGTTGGGTTAACTCACCATATGCTAAATCTTGATAAACAGCTAATTGATTGTTTGCCATATTTAATTCCTCCAATATTTTTAGTTTTTAGTAGATTCATAGTGTAAAACACTATTTCGTTTCTAATTCTGCTGCCTTGTTTTGCAAGCTCTCTAACATCTTAGGAATATTAAGCCTTTGGATAATATCAACGGATAATTGTTCTTTTAAATTGTTTTCAAGCGCCTTAACTATTGTTTCCTCTGCATCTTTTCTTGCAGTTTGAATCATCATACTAACTTTAGAAGTAAGTTCCTTTGCAAGATAATTTTTAATAAAGTACTCACTTATGGATAATTTCCTATCACTTGAGTACTTAGCTTCCCGACCATTTTCATCAAGTGTTTTTTCTGTTAGATACTGTTCATACCTAATACCAATAAACTCACTGATTGGAATTAATTCCACTTCCGATCCCCAACTGTTTTTCTTATATGGTATTTTAAGTTCATCAATTTTCTTTTCCAAGGCTCCATGAATAAAACTGTCTACAACCTCATTTGCTTTTTCCTCAGCCTCACGTTCAATTTTTGCTAATACCTTTTGTTCTGCTTTTTGAATCAATCTATCCTGTAAGCCTGTGATAACTTTACTTTTAATTACGTCATCAAGACTTTCACCTTCATCTAACCAATCTATATCTAATTCAATTTTTAACGTTGCCATTAAGCATCAACCCTTTCTATTTTTAATTCTTCTCCTGCAACAACCCTAGAAATAATAAGCTGTCCTGTTGGTTGTTGAAAGCTAGTAATAGATTCAGCATTATCTACAAAGACTGGAGCAATCACATCACTTTGTTTGGATAAGACTTCCCTTAATTCAAGTCCTGCTCGGATGCCTTCTGAAAGGGAAAGTTTACTATAAGGTTTACCGTCCATTTCAATTTCAAATGTATTTTTCAACTCTCCATTCTTCTGTTTTTCAAAAAGACGGATGGAAAGTGTTTCAAATAAGGCTTGTACTTTTTCAGCTTGTAATTCTGCTTCTTTTGCTCTAAAAGCTTTGATACTGTCCAGAATAAAAATGGATTGATTAAGTGAAGAAAGTAACTCTTTTTCTACTCTCTCTGCTTCCTGCGCTTGTTCTTGAAAAAATTTAAACTCTTTATGCTTTGATAACTCTTTTTCGAGTGGATCTATCTTTGATTGAATTTCTCTTACTTTTTCAATCTGCTCAGTAACATCAATGTATTCCAGTGTTTTCAGTTCTTCTTCAAGCTTTTTTCGATCCTCAACAATTTGATGAAAAATCTTTTTGAAGCTATCTTTACGTTGATCATGTTCATCTTTTACTGACTGTAATGATTCTTCCTGTAAGGGTTGTTTACACACACGGCAATGGTCTGCAATCTTTTCATTTTTTAATAAATCCCAATCCTTTTTCATTTGATCTCTTTCTTTATTGAGATTGTGGATTTTTGCATTAAGAACATTTATGCGCCCATTAATTTCCCCTGCACTATCAGTAACTTTTTCAATTTTTTCTCTTTCTCTTTTTAAAGGATTTAATTCAGCAACTATAGATTCAAAAGGAATTGTTGGCTGGTAGTGTTCCATTTGTTCTTTAAGTGTTTTTGTTTTACTTTGTGCAGCAATATATTGTTTGTCTTTCTTTTTCTTGTTATCTTTATGCAGTTCTTCAAGGTCATTAAGAGAATGCTTTTTTAGTAAAGGTTCTAAGCATTTTTTTTGCTCGTCCAGCATATGATTTAATACTTCCTTACTTGCTGGGGCAGTAACATATTTCAGAAGCATTTCACGTTGATCTTCCCAATGTAGAGTAAAAAAGTAATTTGGATTAAACAGAGAAAGAAATAAATTTTTATCAAAGAGTTGATCTAAAATTTCTTTGAAACTCCCTGCTTTGCTAGGTATTTCATTGATGTAATATTGTGTCTTTCCTTTATGTAACTCTCGACCTAGCAAAACTTGTTTTCCACCTAAAGAAAATAAAAGTGAAACCATTGTTCCTTCTGATTCGTAATTAATGGGTGTTGGATCTAATTTGCTTCCAATAACATCAGTGCCGTATAATAACCACGAAATGGATTCCATAATACTGGACTTCCCTTTCGCATTGTCTGCCGTGATCTTAGTTACCTCGCCAAAGTTAACGGTAAGATCACGGTGACTTTTAAAATTTTGAAGTGTTAATGTTATAAATGTTATCGCCACGATTTACGACTCCTTTCGGTAAATGATTAATACATCGGAACTCCATGCATCTTCTGTTGCACTTGTACTAAATTTAATATCAATAATTTCTAAATCAGGATGATTTTCTAACCAACCATTAATTTTTTCTGTGAGATCCTCACCTATGATTTGTTGAACTGAAATTGCACCTGCTACACCAATTTCCACTATTCCCACCTCCCTTCAAATATTCCAATTACTTAACATCAAATTTCGCCAGGTGGCTAAAAGAAAAGCCTGGTTAGGCTTATGGAATATCGACTACTTCAATCGGTGGCATTTCACCCAAACGTTCAAATACTGTTTTTTTCATATCTGCAAGCATTCCGTCAAAATCATCTTGTTTAGCGATGACTCGTTTAATAGATTCTCCAAGTTGATAAAAGAATTGGATTGAACCTTCTTTCGTTTCTGTGATAAGGTGAATTGTTAAATCCACAGGAACATTGAACAATTTCGTTCCAGTAGTCACTTCTGAAATATTGATACGATTTCCCAACGGGATTGCACAGAATCGGTATTGTCCAATTTTTATTTCATGGCCTACCGCAGGGACCCATTCATCAATTTCACCAAGTGCTAAGTAAAAGCGTTGTGGTAGTTCATTAACTATAATATCCATGTGATTTCACTCCTTTCTTTCATCTGCCATAAAGTCGCCAATCATGATGCCAAGTAAAATTACCAGTAATGTAAAGAATGGTAGTGATTCTATTGGCATTATGTCTCCTCCTTTTTAATCAGTTTGGTAAAGAAAGAACCATTTCGGCATTCAACTACTCTTTCGTATTCATAAACAATCGAGGGAGTTTTTTTCTTTTTCACCCAAGTGTCTGCTAATAGTTCAGAAAGACCAGCTGGAACTGGAACTTGGTACTCACCTACCTTCATTTCAGTAACAACAATCATCTAATTAACCTCCTTAGAGAATTCCTCCTTTATGCAGTTTTTAATTTCCGAAAAAAATCGGATTGAGGTCCAAAAAAAATATTTTCAACAGGAATTTTATAAAACTTTTCAATGTTTATGAAAAAAGATCTTGGAACATTAGAAGAATCTTTTTCATACTTCGAAAGGGTATCTTTATTGATTCCAAAGAGTTTCGCTGCTTCTGTTAATTTTAAGCCAGCATTCACACGAGCTGCTCTTAAAGTTATTTTTATCATGTTATCACCTCCTTGTTTCCTCGGCTTGTTTCTAATATATCCGAGTATTTTCGGAATGTCAACCGATTTTTCTCGGAAATATTATAAAAATTATTTAAAAACCAGAAGAATTATTTCGACTTTTTTCGGAATTATTCTTTACTTTCCGTATTTTTTCGGATATAATTTGTTCAAGAGTTAAGGAGGGATATGTTTTGTTAGATAGAGATTTACCTTTAAAAAAAGAGATATCCGATAATATAAAGAGTTTAATGAAACAACGCGGATGGACTCAATTAAGAACTAGCGAAAAATCTGGTATATCAAAAAGTACACTTTCTGACTATATAAATTGTAAAACGTTAATTAATCCTGGTAATGTAGAAAAACTTTCTGAGGCATTCGGGGTCCCTAAGTTTGAAATTGACCCAAGTTTTAATAACAATTCAAAAACTGTAAATGAAGGAAAAGTTAGTTACATTTCCACAACAACTAAAAAACTCCCTGTGGTCGGAAAAATTTCTTGTGGGACAGGTGTACTTGCCTTTGAAGAAATAGAAGGATATGAAGAAACACCATTAGATTGGTTAAATGGTGGAGAATATTTTTATCTAAGAGCTAAAGGAGATAGTATGGTTAATGCGCGCATCTTAGATGGAGATCTATTACTTATTCGTAGACAAAATGATGTTGAAAATGGAGAAATTGCAGCTGTTGCTATTGGAGATGAAGCTGTTTTAAAAAGGGTTTATAAAACAAATAATAATATAATTCTCCAAAGCGAAAACCCTAATTATCCTCCAATTGTGCTTGACGATAAGAAAAATATTCGTATCATTGGGAAACTAAAAAAAGTTGTTTTAAATTTCTAGAATAAATTGGAGCTGAAATGCTCTCTTTTTATAGGGGTGTTATTTTTGAAAGCTGCTATTTATATAAGAGTTAGTACACAAGAACAAGTTGAAAACTATAGTATTGAATCCCAGAAAGAAAGAATTGAAGCTTACTGTAGATCAAAAGATTGGACAATCTATGATACTTATTTGGATCCCGGATTCAGTGGTTCAAATATCAACAGACCTGGTTTACAGCGTATGTTATCTGAATTACCAAATATTGATGTTGTAGTAGTATACAAACTAGATAGGTTGTCTCGATCACAAAAAGATACTCTGGAATTAATTGAAGCGCACTTTCTTAAGAACAACGTTGAATTCGTATCTATAACTGAAACCTTAGACACTTCTACTCCTTTCGGAAAAGCAATGATAGGTATTTTATCTGTATTTGCTCAGTTGGAGCGGGAAACAATAGCAGAAAGAATGAGAATGGGGCATATCAAACGAGCTGAAAATGGATATAGAACATCTGGTGGAGACTATGATCCATCTGGATATTCAAGGATAAACGGTGAGCTGGTACCAAAGGAAGATGAAGTGAAGCACATCCAGACCGCGTACAACCTCTATGAACAGCATCTTTCTATCACCAAGGTACAAAAACATCTAAAAGACTTAGGATTCCCTGTGTGGCGTTTTAGAAGGTATAACGACATATTGAGAAATAAACTTTACTGTGGTTATGTTAGTTTTGCTGGTAAGTACTACAAAGGAAGACATGAACCTATTATTACAGAGGAACAATTTAACCGTGTACAAGTACTTTTATCGAGACATAAAGGTAATAATGCACATAAAGCTAAACAAAGCCTTTTTTCTGGATTAATCACTTGTGGACGTTGCGGAGAAATCTACCATACTTATCAAACTAATGATAAGGGGAAAACATATAGATATTACCTTTGTCGTGCTAGAAGATTCCCATCGGAATATGATAAGAAATGTATGAACAAAACATGGAATTCTTCAAAACTTGAGGATTTAATTATTAACGAAATAAATGAGCTTATTAAAAACAAAGAGACAATAAATGATAATTATAAAATAATTGACTATGATAAATTAATCAGCAACGTAGATGAAAGAGAAAATCGTATTTTAGATTTATATGAACTCGGCAGGATTGATAAAAACAAATTGGATCAACGTATTCAATCCCTAGAGGATGAAAAACACGAATTAATTAAGAAAAAAGAAAATCAAAATTCTCAGCAACAAAATGTGTTAACTCCAAAAGAGTTAAAGCAATATGTATCCGATCTTTACACTGCAGATTTTAATAAAAAACAATCTATTATTCAAAAACTAATAAAACAAATATATATCCATGGCGAAAATATAGAAATCGCTTGGAATTTTTAATGCTTATTTTTTCGGTATTCATATCCGGTGATTCA